CAGGAAGGAGGCGTTGTTGGCGAACTGATACTGGATGCCTTTGGCCGCTCCGGAAGGCAGTGAGGAGATCCGCAGGCTATATGCACCGCTGCGCTTGGTAGCGCTGGAAATCGTCGGGCGGTTCGGCGCCCCCGTTTCGTTCGTTACCTCATAGCCCGCATCCGTGGCATTGAGTTCGAATGGCACTAACGCGGTTCTAGCCATGTTCCAGTCCCCTGGCAATGATCCTGGCGCGCAGGTCATCCAGCGCACCCGAAAAGCCCAAATCCTCGCGCAGTTGTCCCACCTCACGCAAAAGGCGCATACTGGCAGCCAGTCCCCACAGCGGCACGACCAGCACCCGCCGGTCTACCAAGCGGTTGACCTGGAACTCCAGTCCGGCGACGGTGAACAACGCGTGGTCGGTAACTATGGCGCAGATGTCAGCCCCGTGGTCGAAGCCACGCTTCATCGCCCAGTTCCAAAAGCGTGGGTGCGAGCCGGTCTTATCCGCGTTATCGGTCGGGCTGTAAAAGACTTTGTGACTATCCAGGCTGTATAAGTTGTTGGGCGGAGTAATTCCGGTTGGGATGGCCTGGAAAAAAATTGCCTCGTGCGGAATGCTCAGTCCCGCAATTGTGTAGTAGACGCGGGAGATCTCGACCTCATCTTGGGCTGACGGGTCGAACTCTTGCCCTGCCACGTTCAGCACATGGCGCACGACTAACGCCGCAAGAGCACCAATCTGGTTGCGGTTGGTGGCCGGGTTTTTGTTGTGGATCAGGCCAATGGCGAGGTTCATTCATCCCCCAAAAACATCCTCAGTCCGTATATTCTCTACCACATGAATCCCCAGCGATTCTTCTCTGCCCCAGCGTAAATACACATTTAGTGGCACCAGCCAGCGACCATCAATAAGAGATACACCGCCCTCAGCAGATAGCGTCAGAACGTCATCGACGTTTGGCAATGCCAGGATCGCATCAATTAGCTCTCTGACTTTTGTATGCATAATAAATTCCTTTCTAGGGGAATAGCTCCCCTGTCGTGCTGATGTGATGACAGAACAAATTGGTGTCTACCAGAAACGGATATTTGCGGCGCTGGAAACTGTCCCAGCCGGCTTTCTTGAGATAACCGCCTTCCATGACCCGAGTACACCAATCCAGATCGCTTGTGCCCATCAACGAGCGCCAATGTCCGGTTTCCGGATCATGGAACAAGTCCCGTGGGAATATGAACATCCGCCGCGTCTGAATACCCTTTACCTGGTAAGGCTCGCAATCTGGCCACATCGCCTTGAGGATCGAGGTATGGATCAACAGAAATCCGGTCGGAACGCCATCCGCCCAGACCTTCTCGCCCAGCTTGAATTTCTGGTATACGCCATTCCCCCGCCCACGGAATACCAGAGGCTCCGGTGGCCTGGATTTAGCATAATACAGACCACTAACTACTGGTATATCCCCGTCCAGCATGTACTGGTTAAGACGAATGAACGCATCCGCCGGAGGCAGGACATCGTCCTCATAGAGCAGCAACCAATCGAAATTGCCTTCCACGGTGTGTTTGGCAATCAGGTTTTGGGCGTCCGCAACCAGGAAGCCAAGCGGAACGTATCCGCCCATCCCCTCCATGATAGTGACCATCGACCAGTTAACAGGGATAATCTGGCCGATGCGCGCCTGGTGCCATTCGATGCGGATCGTCCCCAGGGTAGGCGTTCCCACGCATAGCCGCCCGGAATAGGGATCGGAGCCGGATTTGATGATTTCGGTCTTGATCTGCATTTGCTCAGTCATCTTGGTAACTTTTGAAAACTAAGTCGATTCGGCGTGAGCGATTACTATAAGAACTTATAACTGGCCGTTCTGTGTTTTGAACGTTCATACTATCCGGCATCCCATAGCTGTTACCACAGTATTTGCACTCCAAATAAAAGCCATCTCTGGATTCCTTCACAGGCGCGCCACAGCCCAAACACTCCAAATTCACTAAGCGAAATTCATCGGTCCCCATTCCGTCCTCTCTTTCTCCCATAATTGGGAATCTTCATTATGGCGAATCAACAAAACCTCCATGTTCCACATCGGATCGAACGACACGTAGCGGTAATACCACGGGCGCGGCTTATAAATCTCCCATAGCCGACTCTGATGCAGCGGGTCGAAATACGCCCAGGTCGCCTCGTTGCAGGGGTTACAGTGTGTCGGGTCCTGAACGAAGCCGGGAGATAGGCCGTAGGGCATTGAGATCATAAATTCCCCGCCGGGCTTGGTCACCCGCCAAACTTCATTCATAAAACGGATAAATACACCACCAGCCGGGCTGATATGCTCCACCAGGTGCGAGGCCATTACCCGACTGGCGCACGCGTCGGGTAATGGCCATGGGATTACCTGTAAGTCGTGGACAATATCGACCTCTGGCAGTTCACGGATGTCGATATTGATAAAGCCGCGTTGCGGATGCGCGCCTCCGCCCAGGTCGAGATGGATGCCCGCATTTTCAGCCAGGAGACGCGCTAATTTGCCGTCTGCTCTAGCTGAAGGTAATATCATAGGTGTAATTTACATTTTGATTGGTGGCCCATGAGCTAGACGCGTATGCCGCACCTGCAAAGATCGTGCCGGTATTGGTGTTCGATTGCTGGAACAGGCCAATATTTGAGATATTGACGGTTGCAGTATTGTGGCTGTCCGCGCTGGCGAACGTGCCGGTGAAGCGCACGCCCTTTGAGTTGGAGCTGGTAGCAGCGGTCACCGCGTCGCGTGACGAGGCATTATGAGTAACCTCATTCGCCAGGGTGGTGTCCCCAGCCGCCGGAGCGCCGCCTGTGCCCAGGGCAGCATAACTGACCTGTTTCGAGCTGGCGATGGCCCCCAATAGGCGGGACAGATAATCCCGGAAGCCCTCATTGGTAACCAAATTCTGTTGCCATCCCGAATCGCCAACGACGTCATCACCCTCCGTCAGGTGCAATCGGAAGAAGCCACGCACCTTGAGATGATCGCCTGGCGCATCGTCGTACTGGATCGCGTCGCAGGCGTTGCAGCGATTGGATTTCAGCCGCGCCCCACATGTCTTGCAATTTTGTCGTACAAGTGTATCTAACATTTCGTTTCCCTCCTGAATTTATGGATATCCATTCCAAATATTGGCGAATACTCGCTCAACGTCATCGGCGCTTCTGGCTTCCTCCAGCGCGCCGGCTATTGCCCCAGATAACGATAATGGCAGGTGGCTCGTTTCAAATTCTCGCTCGATCCTGCCCTGTTTCTCGATTTGTTTTAGCGACCAGCGGTGCCAAGTGCGCATCTCGTTCAGCATTTCCTCCTCTTCTCGAAGGCGCCCATTGCCGTCGGCACGATTGCCGCTCTGCTCTGGCTGGTTCTGGCCCTGCTGGAGTTGTGGCGGTATCTGCGGCGGGGCAATGTCCGCCTCTTCCCATTCCTCGACAGGGTCAAAGCCCGTCTCGGTGCGCGCCTCGTTGCGAGTAAGCCATGCTTTTTGAGCCACGGCCTTTTGCAATCTCTCGTATTTCGAGTTTTGATCCTCCTGCAGGGCGCGTACCTCATTCAGGTCGCGCTTCACGTAAATATCGGGGTCATCGGTGAAATCCGGCTTGAGCGAGGCGTTGATCTTTGCATCGTCTGCCCGCCATTGGGGAATTAGCTTCCCCTCCGTAAACATCTCGCGCGCCTCTTTGAAGTTGGCATAGGTGGCGCGTTCCAGCCCCGCTCCCAACCCGGCAACGATAGCCGGTACGCCTATGACCGCCGCTATCCGCTCCTCCGGGACACGGTGCAGGGTGGACATATCCAGGTCTTTGGGCGAGAACCCGAATTGCTGCACCTGAGTCTCCCGTGACATCACCGCAATATTGCCCCGCGATTCACTGCTGAACTTTTGGCGCAGCTTGTTCGTAAGCCGATCCGCATCCCCCTCGCTGATAGTTACTCCGCCAGCAGGGATAACCACCAATCCGGGCACAGCATAATTTTTGAGTAGCGCATCGATGAACTGGTTAGCCTCGTTATCCGAGCTCATCTCGCGTACCAGAGCCTTTAGAGGCGCCAGCCCCTTGCGCATGTCCTTGTCGTCCAGGCCCAAACGGAAATGCACCACATTTTTCACCGGTACCCTGACTGTCTCGCTGGGCGTGATGTGGTATTTGTAGTAGCTGATCCAGTCCGCAGGCCTGCCGTTATTCCCCTTTTCCGTTGCTGGCTCCATGACAGAGGGCGAGATGGGCCAGATTTCGACTACGTTACCGGTCAGCGCGTTGCCAGAGCGCACTTTCAGCCAGTAGGCGTTTCCGTCAACATGCTTCGCCCACGCAGTCCAGAACAGCAGCTCCTCCATCGTCAGCTCGCCGTCCGGTGTTGGATAGGTCAACAAATCCTGGAGGGGATGTTCCTCCAGATGCTCGTCATTGCCATCCGGGTCTTTTTGCATGACCACTAACGGGGGTTCTGGGTACGCGGTAGCAACCGCCATGAGACAGGCGAATACGGCAGAGTTGATGGTGCGCTTATCATAGCCCGCGCCAGGACCATGCACCAGCGTCTCAATGCGTTCCCAGTTTACCTCCGCTGTCGCCGGGGTGAATTTAAGTGCTCTCGTTGCCAGTTGTTTTATCAGGCTCATATCTCACCCCCACGTAAACGAATGTCCCCCCAACGAATATCAACGTCGCCGGCAGTCCCAGCCACAGATAGACCCCGTATGACAGGGAGCAGAAGCCGACAAATGCTATTATATCATCTAAGCGGGTCCTAATATATTTCAAGACGACCTCCAATACCGCTCCATGCGATTGTCATTGCCATTACCGTATCGTCGTGCATGCCCTCGGGTGATCCATACCTCCAGGCTCCAGACGGGGTTCGTTCTCCCTCATAAGCCTGGAGCTCCCCGATTTGTATGGGATCATTAAGTATCTTGATTTCGCTGTGCTCGAAAGCAGCTTGCAGGTCTTGAATCGCAGCCTGCTTGGTTGCGTTCGTGGTGGTAAATGGAATTATCGACAAATCCCGACTCACCATTGCCTCAATGACCGGTTGCCCAATAGAATTAGCCTCAATTATCATTGCCGATAAATTGAACCGCTTATAAATGCCCTCCAGGCGATCCTCAAGAACGGAATAATCAACGCGGTTGAATCTATCCAAGTAAACCTGCCGCCTCTCGCCAACGTCAAAAACAGAAACGGCGGTGAAATCCACCAATGTCGCCACATCCACTCCGGCAATATATTGATGCCCGGACTGGGCTTCAGAAAGCTCTTGAGAGGCAGCAGCCTCCATCACGCGTCGGAATACGCCACCAGCATCGGGCAAGAATTGGGCGAATATCTCCTGCTGAACTACTCGATCCGGCAGGTCTTCCACCATCTTATCGATTTCGGATTTGGGGATATATGGATTCTCGTAGCTGGATAACTGCCAGCAAGCCCAATCGTCAATTTTAGGATCCAATCCCCGTTGATACATCTGCCAGAATCCGTTCATGCCCTTAGGCGTCCCGCCAAAAAAGCCGTCGCCCTCGTAATCAATCAGCGTGGGGCGGATAATGAAATTCCATATCTCCATAAGATCGCGCACGAAGCCGGCCTCGTTAATGGTAAAGCGTTTATATTTCCTACCACGTATTAGGTCGGGATTATCGAGTGACCAGAAATCGATCGATCCGCCCGTCGTCAGCTCAAGGCGCATCTCCTGGGCATTGCGACGCTTTATGATGGGCGCTACAAGATTATTGATTGCCCGCCAATTCTCCATAAGAGTCTTATAGGTTGGGGCAGCAAATCCAACATCATAGCCCTGTAATGTTGGCTCGATTGTTTTGTTCATTTCGTAAACATCTTTCCCAAATCGCCGCCCACATGCCATAACATTGAACCGCTTTAATCCGTTATCAATCTTCGCCTGCCCCGGATGATAGCCCGGAAGCCGCAGTCGGACTGTTGACATATTCCACTTCGATTTTCCCGGTACTGGTTATATCCAAATGGTCCTTGAACATGGCATAAATGCGTGCCAGCTTTTCGAGCGCGCTCTGTGAATCATGTAACTCGATCTCAATCCAGTGTTCCTCTTCTTCGTCGCCATCTCGCTTTTGCCGAATTGTGGTTTTTTGTCGGACCTTCTTGATTAGGTGCGTAAGCCCTAATTCCTTCGCCTTCTCAAGTGATAGATGGAAACTCATGCTTTCAATATCCATGAAGTCGCCCAGGTCAGCGCGCGCCATGTCGGATAAGCGTTGCAATATCTCATCGGTTTGCATGGCTTTTTCTTTAAGGCGTTGTTTAATAACAGCAGAAATATTAGGTTTGTTTAGGTTTTCGTGTCCAATAACCGCAGCAGTCTTCTCCGAATAGCCGGCGCGTTTAGCCGCCTCCGTTGCGTTGAAGCATTGGAGATATTCTTCAATAAAGACGCGTTGCTTTCTAGTAGCCATCAATCACATTGTCTCTCACATCATCTCAGGGGCAGAACACCCTGTATCTCTTCCCGCCGCGCCTTGGTTTTTCCACACCTGCGCCCCTCTGCCCCGTCCTCTGGTATCCCCCTAACTCAGAACACCCAGAACACCGCCATCCACCTCGCGCAAATACAAGTCATCGCCTTCCAGAGATTGCCGATCGCAGAGCCTGTAATAATCCATGCTGCCATCCGTGTCCACCTTGTCGGGTTGAACGCGCACTATCTCCCATTTGGCGAACTGGATGCGCTCGGATACCGGAGCGGTGTCGCTCGGGTATATCTGCATAATGGGGTATCCTTTTTTGACATTGAAGCTGTGGATAAATCGAGCATTGGCCCTGTCCGCGGTGATCACAAATTCCCGATAATCGGGGGGCTCAGGCGGTTGCGGTATTGGCGGCTGGGTGTTCTCTTCCAACGCCTTCACCCGCTCATCCAGCGCCATGATTGCCACGCCTTGCGCCAATGTGCGATCTTCCAGGACTGCCAATCTGTCCTCCACCGTCCATTTCCATTGCTCCAGGTCAATTACGCGTTCCTCCAGACTTCCCTGTGGCGGGGGCGGAGGTGGCGGGTTCTGGTCGCCCAGCCATTCGTCAAGCGCCGCCAGGTCGCCAAAAAATACATTGACGTCGCAGCGGTTCGGCACACCCGGTACCGCGGGCACCCAGGAATGAGAGCCAGCAATGCCTATCTGCCACAGCCGCGTGCCTGCCCGCGTCCAGCCGCCGGGGATTGTCGGCTGGTCTGCGCTGGTCCAGTGGGCTACCCATCCAGACGCACCCTCGGGCAGGGGCATGTTGTTGGTGAGTACCTGCCAGAGATAGGGCGAGGAGTATACGCCGCCCAGCGGATGTATCTTAGTCAGAAAATCGGTAATCCTCAACCGCCGCGTGGTGACGGTGATCCCGTCATTGGCCTCCACATCCAACCATAATCGATTATTGCCATCGATTGCCTGATCCATCCCATCAATAGCATATAGGAAATTATCCGCCTGGCTGATCCCACTCGCCCCGTCACGGAAAAAGTGATACGCCATCAGGCGCAGGTCAGCACCATACGCCCGCGGCCAGCGCGCCTCGAACTGCGGGTCGCGATAACTGCTGCCCTCGCTCGCCTTGAAGATGACGAAGCGGTAGCCAGCGCTGTAGACCTTGTCGAAGTCGATCGGATCCGCATTGTGGCGCGAGAGGTCTATGCCGTAAACGACGGGATAGCTGTACCCTTCTACCCGGTCGATGACGAGATTAGCGGTGAGCTCCCAGCGCGCCCAGAAGCTGTCGAACGGCGCGGCGAAGTCGGAGTATTTACGCGTGCGTGGGTCAAATGGTTGGGTCATTATCCGCCTTTCTGTATAAAGTTAACTGTACTTTTTCACAATTACAGTTAATTATTTTTATAATAACTATTGTGCCCGATTACAATCTTCTCCAGCCTCCCAGCCTTAGCGAGCTTCTTCAGCCTGGAGCGTAAACCCTCAGCAGTAATTGTTGTGCCAGGGTCTAGCTTCTTGATCTGCTCGTAAATCTCGGCGTTGGTGTAATAGCCCTCCGGTACCTCCGCCTCTTTGATAAGCTGCCTGGCTAATTCCGCAAGCAGTTCGTCCCGGTCTAAATCTTCAATGCCCATATCCGGCCAGCCTTAGGTTCATATCTGAACTTGTTGGGATCATAGGAATATGCCCCATCTCGGATGCTGAATAAATGCCCGCCGATATCGGAGATGGATAACTCACCCCCGACCCGATATATGTACTCGGTCTTGAGCGTCCATGCCCTGGTGCATACGGCAAAGGTATTGAAGTTGCCTCCGCTGTCAGCGTAGCGGTGATTGTGTGAGCGGATAGCGATATCCGGCACGGGCTGGCGCAAGCCGTTCAGGTAGTGATAAGTAATCTGAACCGCTACCTTGTTCGCTGCATTTTTCTCGGTCCACGGCAACCGCCCCATGCCGGTATGGTGCGCAAGGTCGAATTTTTTCCCCGCAATCTCCGCCCGGCAGTGATACCAGGATTGGGTGTTGGTATCCGGGATGGTATTGTCCAGGTCTTTTGCTATCGCCTCCTCCATCCACTGCGATTTGCCCTCGTGCGCCATAGTGCCGCGGATGATGATGACGTTATCGACAACCTCCAGCATTGGCGCCAGGGTTTCAAGAACCAGCGCCATGATGGTTGCCTTGTTCTGCGTGACGAGCTGCGTAGTGCGCCGTTTGGTATCCAGCTCGCCCAGGTCACCATTCAAGACTGCAATTTTGCGACCAGGCAGCCTTCCAGCTTCCTGCCACATATCGCACCAGGATTCCCACAATGCCCGCTGGGGGCGGGATGCGCGGTACGTGCCGCCATCGTCCAGATTCATCGATGGCACGCACAGGCTGACTGTCCCGTTTATGTGGTGGTCGCTGGTCACTATTACGTGAGTTTCCATCTGACCCCCGATCTTATTATTGAGCATGTTAAGGTTCTACGGTATATTGCCTGTTACCCGCAGGAATAAGTATCCTAATATCAGAGCCACCACATAATTCAGAGCAGGTATTAGGAACTTGTCCTTGATGTTGGGCCAGAGCACGAACCGTTCTTCGTCCCTCGGCTGAGTTTTTTCTTTTTCTGCCCGGATGGCTTTATCCGCCAGCCGATCATCTTCCAAGCTGCGCACCCG